GAATTAATAGAGGCATATAGAGTTTGGGATAGATTAAATAAAGGTGCTACTGTTAGTGGAGAAGAAGCACAAAAAGTTTATGAGTATTTAAATTACAATAAAGGCCATGTAAAACATGGTTTTGCTAGTGGTAATAGTCTAGCAAATATAAGCTCAGTAGACTTAGATAAATTAAAATCTGATCACGGTCTGCTAGTAACGGGAAGCTGGGAGCAGTTACATATTCCAGAAGAAAGTATTATTTATATTAAAAGTTTATTACGTGAAGGAGATGATCTAATGAAAGATGCAAGAATAAAACTTTCTACAATTCACGGAGTAAAGGGAGAAGAATGCGATAATGTAGTTCTATATACAGACATAGAAAATATAATATATGAGTCAGCAAGAAGAGACCCAGACACTGAACATAGAATATTTTTTGTTGGAGTTACAAGAGCAAAAGAAAATCTTTATCTTATGCAACCTACTTCAGATTATCAATATAACATAGGAGACCCAATATAATGACAGCGTACAAAAAACAAGTAGGAGGATCTCATTATAAAAATATGAAGATTCAACCTAGTCAATTTATAAATGAGAACCGTTTGCCTTTTGCAGAAGGATCAGCTATAAAATATATATGCAGACATGCAGCGAAAGGAAAAGAACAAGACATCGATAAAGCAATACACTACTTAGAAATGATACTTGAAAGGGATTACTCATAATGTTTGAAGCTCAAAAAGAATGGATTTGTCCAGATGCTTTTCCTGATTTAAGTAAAGAAAAATACATAGCAATTGACTTAGAAACAAAAGATCCAAACTTAAAATCAAAAGGATCTGGTTCAGTTATTGGAGAAGGAGAAATTGTGGGTATAGCTTTAGCAACTAAAAGTTGGTCAGGTTACTATCCCATAGCACACGAAGGTGGAGGTAATTTAGAAAAACAAAAAGTTTTAAATTGGGTTAAAGAAGTTTGTTCTAATTCTGCAACAAAAATATTTCATAACGCAATGTATGATGTATGTTGGTTAAGAGCATACGCAATACCTATCAATGGTTTTATTGTAGATACTATGGTTATGGCATCTTTAATAGATGAGAATAGATTATGGTATAGTTTAAATAGTGTATCGTTTGATTACTTAGGAAAAACTAAAAGTGAAGCAGTATTAAGAGAAACTGCAGACTCTTGGGGAATAGATGCAAAATCAGAAATGTATAAACTACCTGCAATGTATGTAGGTTCTTATGCAGAGAAAGATGCAGAACTTACTTTAGAATTATTTGAAGTGTTGTCTAAAGAATTAGGAAGTCAAAAACTACATGATGTATTTAATTTAGAGACTCAGTTATTTCCTTGTTTAATTGATATGAAATTTAAAGGAGTAAGAGTAGATGTTGAGAAAGCACATGATTTAAAAAAGACACTTATATTAAAAGAAAAGAAACTACTATTAGAGATAAAAAATGAAACAGGAATAGATGTCCAGCTTATGGCAGCGAGAAGCGTGGCAAAAGTTTTTGATAAATTAAAATTAAAATATGAAACTACAGCTGTATCTAAAGCTCCTTCTTTTACCAAAAATTATTTATCTAAACATCCTCACCCAATAGTTAAAAAAATTGCACAAGCAAGAGAAGTAAATAAATCTCATTCTACTTTTATAGATTCTATATTAAGATTTACACATAAAGGAAGAATACATGCAGATATAAACCCTATCAGATCAGATAGTGGCGGAACAGTAACAGGTAGATTCTCATACTCTAATCCAAATCTACAACAGATACCCGCAAGAAATAAAGAGTTAGGTCCTTTAATTAGATCTTTATTTATACCAGAAGAAAACTGTAAATGGGGTTGTTTTGATTACAGTCAGCAAGAACCGAGACTTGTTGTGCATTATGCAGCTACAACTGAACCAATAAGTTTTGATAGCTCTGTATCAGATATAGTATCTAAATTTAATTCTAACAGTGTAGATTTTCACAAGACAGTTGCAGATATGGCAAACATATCTCGTACCCAAGCTAAAACAATTAATTTAGGCTTGTTTTACGGAATGGGTAAAGCTAAATTACAAGCAGAATTAGGATTAGGAACTAAAGAAGAAGCAGAAAAACTATTTGATAAATACCACGATAGTGTTCCTTTTGTGAAAGAACTAATGAATGCCACGTCCAGACTTGCAGCTAAAAACGGTTCAATAGGAACTTTATTAGGACGTAGATGTAGATTTAATAAATGGGAGATAGATGAGTTTAGACCTGGTGTAATGTCTTCACCTATGACTAAAGCAGAAGCTTTAGCTGAGGCAAAAGAACGAACAGATAAGACAAAAGAAAACGGAGGAAAAGGAAAATACTTTGGAATAAAAAGATGTTGGACTTACAAAGCATTAAACAAATTAATACAAGGTTCAGCGGCTGACATGACGAAGAAAGCTATGTTAGATTTATATAATGAGGGCATTGTACCACACATACAAATTCATGATGAATTAGACATATCTGTAGAATCTGATAAACAAGCTAAAAAAATTGTTGAGATTATGGAAAATGCTGTTAAACTAAAAATTCCCAATAAAGTAGATTATGAATTTGGTGACAATTGGGGAGATATAAAATGATAAATTATGGCTTACTTAAATGCAAATATACCAGCAACATACGCACAAATAAAAAGAGAGTATCTATATGACTGTAAAAAACATCATGGAGAAGTTGAAGATTGTATTATATTCGGTATATCAAGTATTACTGGACGTGGTATACTTTTTCACGCTATTATGGAAAATGGCGCAATTTTTTATAGGCTACCAATTTCGGCTTTTATTCAACGTGGTTTTAAACCGGAGTCTGTTCCCATTAAAAGACTTGATGAACTTCAGCTCTGGAATTCTTTTTCTTATCATCCTGCTGTTAATCATTGGGATATTCTAGGCGCCGCCTCAGGCAAATACATAGGTAAAGACAAAAAATGGCACCATGGTAAATATTTATTTACTATTGACTGGGCTCACCCAGATGCTAATATATTAGATACCGATCATTCGGAAATTCCGCACGAACATAAGTGCGCACACATAATTGCTTTAGATGATGGCAACTATGCGGCTCAGCCAAACAATAGATGTATATGGGACCTACCTTCTTTTACAGTTAAGGACACTATTCCTGACTGGAAGGTACAAACTAGTGAATGGAATGTAGAAGATACAGGTCAATGGAAAACAGAAGACACTGATAATTTCTTTTACGAAATTGAGGAGAAAAAAAATGATTAAAAAAATATGGAAAACTATTTGTAAACCTTTTCAAAAATATTGGGATTGGTTGAGAAGTGGTTTAGATAAATGAAGAGAAAACAAAAATCTTTAGTATTAAAAAATAAAGTTAAAGAGCCAAGCAAATTAGATTGGTTTAAAAAGAATATTGTAATTGTTCCTGTTGTGGCAGCAATCATAGCCGGAACATTTACATCGGTAAGATATGTATTGTCTTTGACAGACACTATTGAATCAAACCAACAACAAATTGTAGATCTTACAAAAGATTTAAAACAAGCACAGAAAAATATTACAGATCAAAACACAAGACTATCATCAGCTGAAGCAACGTGGACTATGGCTGAAAACTTATATAGACAATTAGCAGACACAGTGAGAGATCATACCTATGACCTTAAAGACCTTACGAGATAACCTATTATGGATTGCATTCTTTATTTGCGTAGCAACTTACGCAGAAGCAAAGAATGAATATCTAAATGACTACGGAACTTGTGAAAGAGGTTACTTTGAACCCTACACAGAAGTTAATCAACGTGATTATAAATCAGGTACAAGTGATGAATGGCAAGACCAAAGAGTAGGTTTTAGATTTCGTATGCCTTTAGGTGCTGTGTGTAGTGATGATTATATTGCAGAAATGCAGAAAAAAAGTAAAATAAAAACCCAACTTGAACTCATAAAAGAGTGTAAAAGAATACCTAGAATAAGCCCTCCACCTTTAGAGTTTGCAGAGTTATTTAATATGTGTAATAAACTAGGGGTTGTAGGAATAGTAGAAAATAAACAACCAGATGGAAGACATTGGGATAATTTAAAGATACAATATCTAAAAGAAAATCCGGATGTTGTAATAATGGAACAGGCAATGCCACAATGAAAATATCAGATAACACATCAGTAAGTATGCCAATGAAAAATATGATTGGTATAGTTGTAGTTGTTGCTATGGGTGTGTTTGCATACACAGAAGTTACATCAAGACTTACAAGTTTAGAGACATCAAGAGAGTTATTTCAAGCTGATCTGTTAAAGAAGAGTGAACAAAAGCCCACGGACCAGGAACAATTTATGTTGATAGAAGATTTATATAAATCAACTGAAAAATTAGAGAAGACACAAGAACAAAATATGACCAACAAAGTTAACATACAATTTATAAGAGATCAATTAGAGAAAACTTTATTAGATGTTGAGAACTTAAAAGATAAAGTTAGAAAAAATGGAAACGGAGCACATTAATGATAGAAACTGCGATAGTTTTACTTATGTTTGTAGGGGCTGAAATTAAGGAACATAGAATACAACCCACTATGTCAGAGTGTTTAAAAGGTAAGCGTTTAGCTACTCGTTCAGCATCTCCACAGACAGAATTTAAATGTGTAAAAAGTAAGGTAGAATTAGAAATCAACATTGATGGTAGCCAAAGCATTAAAAGTCTTATACTAACTCCTTAAATGAAAACAAACCTATTGGTTCATAAGCATTTAATCGTCCGTGCTGAATCAAAAAAACCTATTACAAGTGAAAAGAAAGCTGTAGAATGGATGAAAGAATTAATAGCAAGTTTAAACATGAAAGTGTTTATTGGACCTCACGCAAAATACTGTGATATGCAAGGCAACAAAGGCCTTACTGTTATGGCTGTTATAGAAACATCACATATTGTTATGCATGTTTGGGATGAAGTAAATCCTGCCTTAATTCAATTAGATATATACTCGTGCGGTGATTTTGATGAGCATGACGTATGTAAAAAAATAAGTAAAGACTTT